GTCTAGATATTCATTAGAGAATCTAGTAAATAAATTATAAGTATCATTACTATATAAAATTTCTTCACCCAATATATAAGCCAACATATTGGCTACATTTTCACTAGAGCTTAAATCTGTTGAGACTTGGCCAAAATTTGACTGTTCATAATCTTTAATTGTCTCTATAGCTTCAAAAATTGAACTATCATCTTTTTTTAACCATTGTTCCGCACGATAAGAACCAATAATAAAATAATCTTCATTTAACAAATAGTGGTGCAAGTCACTTATATGTTGATCTAGTCCAACATCATCATTAAGTTGTTGAATGATGTATTCTTTTACATCTTGTTTTTGTTTGTACATTTTGGAAAGTAGTATAGATATACAATAGAATTATAACATCATGCTAATAAAAAAACATTCAACTATTAAAAAATTCATTCAATTTTTAATCATTCAATAAAATCCATTCAATTTTTTACATTCAGTTTATAAATAAATTTTTTTATTAATTAAAATAATTTTTTTTATTTTTAATCAAAATTTTAAAAAATTTCTTTTAGTACAAGTTTACTAGTTATCAGGTAACTAGTATGAATGTACTATTTTTGTACTGGAGGAAAATAATATATATGTACTATAAAAAATTCTCAAAAAAAATAACCCTAATTTCTTAGGGTTAATTATTTTTTATACTGGAATCTTAAAACGTATCCTCAGCATCTGGAAGTGTTTTTAATGTGAAGTAACCTAGCTCTTCTAGTTCGGCTACTGTTTCGTCTTCATAGTCTTCGTTTTGAAACTCTACGGCTTCATAACCCTTATCTTCTACGAAGTCAACAAGTTTTTCTTTTGATATAGTCGCGGCTATGTGTCCCGCGTGGCCTGCTTCGTTAGCAATTAATAAAACGTTTAGTGACATGATTTTTTTTAATAATGGTTAATAGTGTTTTTTAAAAATATATAAATGAGGATGGTTAAACATCCCCAAATAATAAAAGTAGTCATAATAAAATAATTAAAACTATGTAAGGTAATAAAATAAATTTCATTGTTTTAAATCCCTCCTAATTAACATCCTCATGTATTGGGATAAGTTAACCTCACCCAATACCTCTATTGACTTAGTAACTAATTGAGAATGAAGATCATTCGGTAGAGTGACCTTTATTTGTTCTTGTTTAATCTTCATTGTTTGAATCTCCTCTATAGTATTTTCCGTTTTTGGTATAACCAAACATTCTTTTAGACCATTTGTTCATACGGTCTAAAAATTCTTTTTCTGTTAGGTCTTTTTCTTGTTTCTTTTTCTTAGCCATCAGTTGTTAACCTCCTGATGCTTAAAATTAGCAACTAGCCAAGCCTCAAGCTCTGCTCTATCTTCTTTGTCTGCTTCATTTATTCTTGTAACTACTGACTTGAATAATTGAACTAAGAAGCTTTTATCTCTGGAATAAGTAGAGTTCAGATTATTTACATTAAAAATAATTTGATCTCTTACAGCTTTATCATCAAGATAAATAGTTAATTCTTTGGAACTATCGGAGATAGTCATATAAGAACTATAAGAACTAAAACTAAAACTAAATTTTAGTTTCTCTGCTCTTAGGGTTTGTTTGTCCTCTGTTGGAAATAAATTAATTGAGTTCATTGGAAGGAATGAAATAGTTTTTGTTTATATATTGTTGGGCATCTTGTAATTTTTAAAGGTTAGTTTTTTCTAATTGGCTAAAAGTCAGAGAGAAAAATAAACCCATGAAAAAAATTTAAGTTACTCAACAATATTAGTTTACCATAAATATATATAAAAGGTATAGCAAATCTATAAAAGAATATATTTTATACTTTTGGTTCTCAGGGGAACAAAAATTTTATTTCTATGGACTTCTTAGTACTTTCTTATCCTTATGTACTCTCTAAGGCACTTCTATGGACTCCTAAGCACTTCTATGGACTTGGGGGGTATATTAGTACAAAAAATTTTTTGTAGGCTAGCGTGGGGAACTTAAATATATATCGCTTAATTTTTTGGTTCTACTTTTATTGAAAGTTCTGGAGCTTGGATGTTAACTGTCTCTACGGATTCGCCTATTACTTTGCCTAGAGAGTCTAGGATTTGTGCTGCTGTTTGTAATTGACCTTTTTTAACTGCTTTATTGAAGAGTCTTACTCTCATTGCTTGTAAACGAGGGAGGAGAGTTTCTCTATCTTTTTGCCAATCTTCATCATTCCATTTTTTAACTCTATTCCAATCTTCCCAGGCGGTAGTTTCTGAGACTTGTTCAATATTTGAGTGTTCTAGGACAAGTTGACGAGTAGTTTTTCCTTCAAGTTGACGAGAGTAGAGGCGTTGAGATCTTTTTTGAACTTCATATGCAGTTGAACGAGTTCTTTTTTTAGCTGGATTAGCTATAGGATTATTAATTATATTTTCTGGGAAGATAGAAGAAGCCACGGACTTGATCTTGTAAAGGATTAATAATCGAATAATAACCTAAAAATAGTGAAGTAGGCTATAAATAGGGGGTATTAGTTGAAAATTCTGTTATTTTTAATGTATGACGGCTACAAAACAGCAAGAGATAAGTTTAAGGTATGCACAGGGGGAGGTATTTAATAGTGATAAAAGATTTCGGGTGTTGGTTGCAGGGCGAAGGTTTGGGAAATCATACCTTTCCTGTATTGAACTGCTTAGAGGAGCCATCAATCGACCTAATGAAGTTTATTTCTATTGTGCTCCTACTTATCGGATGGCAAAGGATATTGCGTGGAAGGAATTGAAGAGGTTAACACCGAAGGTGTGGATTAAGAGTAAGAATGAGACAGATTTAAGGTTGGAATTGATAAATGGATCGACTATTGAGTTGAAGGGAACTGAAAATGCTATGGCATTGAGGGGTAGAAGTTTAGCTGGTGTTGTATTAGATGAAGCTGCATTTATGGATCGAGAGGTATGGGCTGAAGTTATTAGACCTGCATTAGCAGATAAACAGGGTTGGGCTTTGTTTATTAGTACTCCTGATGGCACTGCAAGCTGGTTTTATGATATGTGGTGTTATTGTGGCGAGGAAGAATGGGATGATTGGCAGAGATGGAGTTTTACTACGATAGAAGGGGGTAATGTCAAAGAAGAAGAAGTAGAGGCTGCTAGGGGTCAATTAGATGCGAGAACATTTAGACAGGAATTTGAGGCCAGTTTTGAAAATCTTACTGGTTTGGTCGCTGTTAGTTTTGGAGATGACAATATTGATAAGGAGGTAGCTGATCTACATATGCTTCCTTTGTTAATCGGATTGGATTTTAACGTTGACCCTATGGCCGGAATTTGTGCGGTAAAGCATGACAATAAC